AAATCTTGATACATCAAAATTTTGAATAAATGTATCTATATTTTTATTGTAAATAGACATATGAATATTTACAATAAGATTTTATTTTCTATGAAACGATTTTTATATAAATATATTATATAATGCCCAAGAAACCATTTAGAAAATATAAGAAACATACTAGAAAATATAAGAAACAAACACGAAAATATAAGAAACAAACACGAAAATATAAAAAAATACAAAAGGGGGGAAATCCGGGAGAACAATTAAACAGTGTAAAGGAATTGCTTAAAAAAAAACTAACCAGTTTTAATATTGGTATAAATTTTTCGATTGAATATGCGTCTAAAATAGTTTTAATGTTGATGAATTCAGCTGATGATGAATCAAAAATTTTAGTTAATGATGTAGAACAAGTAATGAAAAATAATACAAATGTATCAGAGGTAGATAATATATTAAAAAGATATAGACAACTTTTTCCGGTACCAGTTCTTGAAGATAGTGAAATAATGAAAAAAATACTTCAATCTTATTGGGGGGCAGGAGAAGGTAGTGGTTTGTTTAGACTTTATAATGCACGTAACTGGAGTAGTGCATGTGATCAATTTAATCAATCTAAAGAATTGTGTAATTCTGCTGATGTTTTATTAACAAATAAAGGTACTAATGAGAAACGTTCTAAATGGAAAGATGAATTAGTCAGGTGCAAAACAATGGATGGACTTGTATATGGTTGGTCTTGTTCACCAGAAGGTGGCCCGCGAGGATTGATACAAAAAACATATAATAGTTTATTTCATGAATTAACAAATGATTCTATTATTACATTATTTAAAAAAAAAAAAAATTTTAAATTTAATAGTAAACCTTTACTTCTGGTATTAAATAATATTTCTCCAGTAGAAAAAAATAGATTTATTTTTTTAATATGGTTAAAGACTAGACAAGAACAGTTGAAGAAAATTGTACAAAGAATTCATGACGATATTAATCGGTTGACTACACAAACAATGGGCGAATATGAAAAAATATCATCCAATATCGATTCATTAGTTTTAAATACAATGCATGATAAAAATCCTGGATTTGCAGATATAACAGTAATTAAAAAACCTTCTGTTCCATTATTACCATTTGGTATGAATTACTTATATGAATATCCTACTTGGTTGGTAAAATATTTAATTACATTTGTATTTACACAATTTATTTATATGTTAGATCCTGGACCAACTGGGTCTACCGTTACACAAGCAGACATTAATGCTCATCGTAGTTTTGTCAAAGGTTTGGTAGGAAGATTTGCTGGCACATTTACAGGTATAGCATCAGGAATGTTTATAGGGAAAAATATATTAGGTAATAAAATTCTTAAAGAAGCATTGGGTAATCATACTATGAAATTAATTACATTTATTTATAATGGAAGAAAAATTCAACAATACTGTAGAAAAATAGACGGGGGGTTATTTATGAAAAAATATGAATTATGTGTTTCAAAAGAATTTGAAAAATGGGGATTTAATTCATCAGACGCAAAATGTTGGAAAGAAAGAAAAATAAACAGACAACCATCATTACTTTTATTAACTTGGATAAAAATAAGTTGTTATATTGAAAAATTTTTAGAGGAAATAGGACCTACACGAAGTATGTCAAATAGTGATGCATTAGACAAAGCAACTCTTATATCATTAGTAAAATATATTTTAAAAATATTAAAAGAAATTAATGGAAAAGTAGGGGTAACACAGATCATTCCGCCTATACTAACAGTTATAGGTAGGATTCAAAATCGTTGGTTAATAGACATGCGAGATTCTGTAAGTACTGGACGAGTTCCTATGGTAATGGATGTAATAACAAAAATGGAAGGGGATGGATTATAAGTATTTTACTCCAACAGAGTATGGAGTAGCAAAATTATTCGAATTCTTTTATAATTAATTTTACTATAGATTTATACCAAGGTCTAAATCTTCTCATATTCGCTTTTAATTTATGCAAAGGTAACCACATCAGTTTATCTTTTTCATACAATCCATTATGGTTATATATTAAATCAGAATTATGTTTTTTAACATAACGGTAATCTTTTTGAAAATCTTTTGGTAATTCACGGTCATACGGAATTTCTACAATATAAGTTGTATAAGTTTTTGTGGAAAGTCGCGCTTCTTTATGATACCTAATCAAATTCTTAATATCTGTTTTGGACCCCAAAAAACCAGATGATTCCTCATGTGCCTCTCTTACTGATGTAGCATAAGCTGTTTCGTTTTTTTCTTTTGAACCTCCAAAATCACTCCATTTGCCGGAACCATCTCCTTTCATATCAACGGTCTCTCTTGAAAATAAAAAATATCGTTTTCCTTTATACCAAGCCATTGGTAGTATTCCTCCTCCCATTTATATTTAATTAACATTACATTTTTCTATCTTTTTCGTTTCGGGATTTATATTAAAACGTATTTTTTTTTGTGGGTCATAAGCAACTAAATAGTTTTGCTTTGTATTATTTCCCCATGATAAATTTATACCACCGCCCCCTTGGCATACTTGATATTGTCCCGATATATCATTTGACCCTAAAATAGCGGTTTTATTCCACAGATGTTTTATTTGTTCCGCTGTATTTATCTGACCTCCATAAGCACATGGTTCCATAAAAACACCCGATGGATCGAATATTATACCAGCGCCGTCCGTGTGCGAAAATGATGAACTTACGATACCATAGCTAATATCTGTAGTGCTATTTCCTGAAGGTTCGTAAGATGCTATAATCGGAGTTGGTTTGTTGCTTGCATATACTGGAAGCAACTGTTGTACAAAATGTGAAAATATATTTGTATTTGTATCAATCTTGACTGCCGTCGCCATGCTCCCTTTGGAACAATTTAAAAGACCCCGTTTAACTACTTGTGTATCGGAAATATCGCAAATAGTAGATGCTCCTTCGCATAAACCATCCTCACATAAAGCATACCCACGTGATAAAAGATATTTCATGTCTTTGCTTTCTACACTTTTTAATGTTCCCTGTGTGGTAAATCGGACCGTATTATTATAATTCTGACATCCATTATGTTTAAAAGAGCTCTTAGCGTCTTTATATAAGCTTTTCGCTTTTAAATCACGGATTCTATCACTTGATGTTTTATGTGGAGCACGAACGGAGAAAGGTCGCATTATATATTATATAAACAGTATATAATATTTAATTATACAAACAAACTAAATTTAAAGCAAAAGAACAGTCCATATTATGTAGATTTACTATACGTCCAAATGAATCAATCAATTGAAATTTAATTTTTCTAAGATCAATCGGTCCAAAATATTGTCTTTTTTTTGTTGTCGTATTGTCCCAAGCACTATCTACAGCTAAGGTATAACCTGGTTCAAATGCTGTGGCTGGTTTCATAGAAACCCTGGCTAATATATTAGAAGTTCCCAACGAGGATGCGTATGTGGGAACGATAAAATTGTTCGCATTTTTGTTAAAATCATCAATCACCACATAAAAGTATCTATTAGTCCATAAATCATAAACTCCTTCTGAAATATACCCAGCTCCTTTCGCATCAACATCTGATAAAATATCACCCAATTCTACATATCCACTCTCATATGTATATTCAGCCATTCTAAACCCTAATATCCAACCGAGTTTACCCATAATACCACCTGATGCTTCTATGTCCAAATCCGGCAATGGGACAGAAACATTTGGTTGCGTCGATATAGCTGTTCCTCTTTTTCTGTTAAAAGCTAATTTAATACCACCTTGCAGGGGAGGGGTATTTGCTTTTAATACAAATGCGCTTTTTTGCGATTTAGCATCAATTAAAAAAAGTATTTCATTTGTAGCAGTTGATATTCCTATTTGCTGATTGATTAATTTAACCATATTCTCTCTTGTATAATTACCTTCTGGAATAGATATAAAATTCCATTTATCACCAGCAACCACATTACTAGGCGTTTGTAGCCAAAAATAATCGTTTCCTAAATCTCTGGATATTTGATAATAAGAACTTGGAATTTCCAACGCCGCTAATTCCATAGAGATGACTTCTTTGATAACAGTGGGTAGTGAATACTGGAAATCAGTAGATTTTGTATTATAATAGTCATCCCTAAATTGCGTATCAATGCTTACTAATCGTTTAATAGTATGTCTCTCTAGAGATTCGTCGTCATTTCTTCCTCTAGTAATTGGATTTAACTTATTAACATCGTTTAAATTTTTTTTAATAACATGGTGTTTGCTATTAAATCGAGTTTTAGCTAGAGCAACTAGTTTTTCTTTTACTTGATCCAAAAATTTTACTATATCGTTTTTCTTAGTAGTCGTTACACCCGGATCAGCCAATAACCTATCCCTTAGTGTATCCTCGTTTTCCATAACATCTTGCAAAGAAAAGTCTTTTTTTAAGCTTAACAGACCCATGAGTTCGTTCAAATTGTATTTATTTATATTTAATTCAAAAAAATCAGTCATTATATATATATATAAATTGTATAATTTTATATTTTTATATAAGTTAATTGTTTTCCTGTTTCTAAACACCAAAATTGTATCGCAAAACATGGAAATAACCTTATATATGTAGGTAGAAGTCCTCTATATAATTCTTTATACCCTCCTATGTTATATAATTTCCTTACGCAATCAATAATTCCAGTATATTTTGGGACAGAATCGTCAAACCCTTGCATTTGAAGACGTTTTCTTATTAAATCCGTGGGATATGTAATAGAAACAGCAGAGACGGCACCTAAACCACCACTCAAAAGCTTGTTGCTAGTTGAATCCATGCCTAATTGTGTAAATAAATCTTTATAAAGATGAAAAAAAGAGAAGTTCAATGCACTAAAAGGACCAAAACCCAATAAACTCATGCCCAACCCACCATATAACTGCCGGATGGGAATATTTTTCAATGCGTTATACGGCGTAGTGTAATGAGAATTACACATTTGTAGTGATAATCGCGTTCTAACTGTTTCTAAAGGGTAAATACACATCATGGAACCTATTCCCGACAACCCACCCGCTATGAAATTCTTCATAGTTTCATTTTTTACAATATTATTTGCGATGTTTTCGCGAGAATACTCAAACAAAGCATAATTAATAGCAAATTGAGGGAAGGCACGCGCGCAATTTACACCATTACCCTTCCATAAATAGCGAAATCCTTCTTTTTTTACTACATTTCTCATAGTAGAACCTTTCAGATATCTATTTTGAGCTTGAATTTTGTATAATTCCAGTGGAGCAGTCAAAGTTCTGGATACCACAGCAGCCGTTCCGCCTATTATAAGGTCTTGCATTTGTATATTCTAAGATGTATCTTTTATATAAATTGAATTAAAGATTATTTTTGTTGAATTTATAATAAAAATGTCGCAAAAAACAATAAATGATTTCTTTAAGTTGCAAAATACGAAAGTCAAAACAAAGACTAATACGAATGAATATACTTTATATTTTGACGGTGCCTCTCGTTCAAACCCTGGCCCAGCATCGTATGGTGGAGTCATTTATATCAAAGAACCAAGAAGAAAACCTATAGAACACAATGTTTACTATGAGTATATTGGAACTGCTACAAATAATGAGGCGGAATATCGGGGAGCACTGGGAGGAATAAAAACAGCTATATCATTAAATATAAAAAATTTAAAGGTATTTGGAGATTCAATGTTGATTATAAAACAAATAAAGGGTGAGTGGAAAATTAAAAGCAAGGGATTAAAACCAATTTATGCCGAGATCATGAGCTTGTTGCCTTACTTTGATACAATAGAATTCGCACACGTTTACCGAAAAGATAACAAAAGAGCCGACGAATTAGCCAATATTGCGTTGGATAACGCATTATCAAGATAGTGCTTTTATTTTAGTGCTTCTTTTAAAGCAAAATAAGTTAAAAGTAATTTGAGAAGTATAATTAATGGATAATATTAATTTTACTTCGATAAAAACCGAGAACCAAATGTTAAATCATATTAAAAAAATCAAATACCTAGTAGTTTATCCTGATAAAACTAGGCATTTTTATAAATCATTAAGAGAGATTGGAAAAGAAATTTGCGTAGATTCCTCTACAATATCAAAAAAAATGGCTGAAACAAATAACGATAGCTGTATTTGTATAGCACGCGGTTCTGGATTTGTATTTTGGATAAAGAAAATAAACTAAAAATACGGCGGACCACTCTCCAAATATGTTTTTTCTTTTATAGCTTTTACTCTTGGATGCTGCAACGATTTTTTTTCATCCAATAACATCACAGCCATAGCCGCATAATTATGTAAATCAATCAATGTATCTCTTATAGACTCGGTATTAACTAAATTCACCCCGTTCTTTGTGACTGAAGATAGTCTACTAATTTTGTCCCCCATTCTGACTATTACTCCAACTGCTCCATAGGTGGCAAATGCGTCACCATAATCAGCATTTTTCTTTTTAAAAAGTTCGAGGCCTTCTTTTTGTACGGCCATAAGCTGTAGTGGACGTAGGTTATCCATTATATTTTTATATATTTATTTAGCCTTATATAAAAATATTTATTTTTGATATTTATGAGAGCAACAACGACATTTTGTTGGAACACAGCCTAATTGTGTTTTACTTCCACATGCACCCGTAATAGTACGATTACCACTATTCCATTTATCAGCAACCGTTTGACTTAACGTAGAACTACCGTTTACCGTTTCAACCTGTGGTATACGCCCAAGACAGCACCCAGATGAATCACATATAGAAAAAGGTTGCGGTGTTGTCTCTCCAAATTTCCGATATCTTCCCAAAGCAAAGAATTGTTTTGTTTCTGTATTACGTGTGCCGCTATTAGGACGACATGAAACGGCGGTCCCGGTTCTATTACGTGGTTGGTGTATATATGCCTTTCTTTGTTTAACATCAGGCATTTGTTCTTTTCTTAAAACACCGCCGATTTTTCTAGCCAAAAACCGAGCATACGAGCCATGTTTCTTATCAACGCCCGTTTTACCTCTTGGGGCAGTTCTATTTCTCAAAGACCCCATATTATATGTTGTTTTTCTTAACTCTACCGCTGAAACAGCAACGCCATTTTTTCTCCCTTGTCTCTCTAAGGCAGAAATTAAATCACCTGGACCACCGGCCTGCAATAACATTTTGGGCGTAGCTCCTTGTCCTACCATTCTACTAATGGTTGCTGCTTTTTTCTTATAAATTTGAAGCGAACCACTCATTCTAACCTGTTTATTTATTCTTTTCGCATTTTGCTGATGAATAGAAATCGCTTGACAACTCTTAGTTGGGCAACGATTACAATCCTTCAAACAATTACCACATCCATTACAATAACTTCCACAAGACATTATATATATATTAATATTATAAAAAATTGATAAAAAGATATTCCAATAAATTAGAAATATCTCTACATGAATAACCACTGCAGTTGTTGCGGAAAAACATTTAAACATGCTTCGGTGTTTCGACGACACAGAAGCATATGTGAATTGCTTAAACTATCAAAACACCAACAAGAAATTAAATTGGAAGAAGATACCGATTTACCACCTGCGTTCGAACTATGGTGCGTTGTTAAAACACTCGCTACAAGACAAGAAAAAATACTTCAAGAATTAGAAAAAATGCAAAGTTGGGTTCAACGACAAAAAAGAAAAATCAGTATTATTGATTGGCTAAATGAAAATTCAACACCAACGTTATCATATGAGGAATGGTTGCAAACTATCAATATTGTCGCTGATGATATTCAGCTGATATTCAATCACGGATTTATACTTGGAATATTAGAGATTTTAAAAAGACAGCTTTCTTTGAATAACGAGCACGAATTACCTATTCGCGCGTTTGAACAAAAACAAAATGTCTTATTTGTATTTAAAAATGAGGAATGGCGTGTTTATGAATTAACCGAATTTAAAACATTAATATCAACCATTCATCGAAAAATCACATTACATTTTCAAGCATGGTCGGAAAAAAACAAAAAACTGGCCTATAATTTAAATAATGAAACTTATCAAAAAAACGTAATCAAAATTATGGGGGGAAATATGCCTTACGAAGAAAGTGTTAGAAAGGTAAATTTCAAATTATACAAGTATCTTAAATTTAATTTGAAAAACATAGTTCAATATGAATTCAGCAAGTAATAAATATTATCGATTCACATAATATTTATTTAATATTTATTTAATATTTATTTAATATTTATTTAATATTTATTTTTTTTTCTTTGTTTGGCGTTTTCGTTTCCTTTTCGCCCTTTTCCTAGTTTTTTTCCTAATTTTGTTTTTTGACCTGCTTTTTGACCTGCTTTTTGACCTGCTCCTGGTTTTTTTTTTCGAAGAGTTTTTTTCAACAACATATAATTGAAAGTCTTTTATATTTTCAACATCCAATACAAAATTGTATGTATCGTCATAGCCACGATCTTTCGCAGACATGTGTAATTTGGGCCCTCTTAATAGTCTATTAAAAATAATAGGTCCTCTAAAATGAACCGAATCGCGATCCATGTAAATAACCTGTCCTTTTTTTAATTTCTTGTAATTTGTTTTTGTTAATTTATAAACATTTGGTCCCCATATAACTTTTGTTGGGTAATCTTGGCTACTCCCACGTGGTGCCCTTTTATACGCTAACTTACCATTCATTAAAATATTATACATATTTGGATTTTTTTTTGTATGCGACGATATATTTTTTGTTGTGTATAAAGTAAATTCTATATCATTATCACCAGACAACCGCGGTGTTTTATTTTTTTCAAATGAAAGAGAAGTCGGTGAATTAATACCGGCTCTAGATTTGTATTTTAATTTCATTAGTATATATTCTAGAGATATTTTTTAATAAAGCCCTGTTTGTCCATCAAAGCTATTTTTAAATTTTTTGCTTTTTCTGTTTTCGAGGTTGTTTCTGAAAGATCTTTCACAACAACAGTAAATACATTTTTGCTTATGGAAGAAGCTATTTTTCCACCAACATCTTCAATAGCTTCAACTAGTTCTTTATCTCTAAATCCTGTAATAAGAATTTTCTTTTCAAATAATTTGTGAGAGGTATCTTTCTTTTTTAAAACAACGCTTGTTTTCAACTTATAACTTAAATTTGTTTCTTTTATAAACTCTAAAAACTCTTCAATATAATTAACAAACGATTCTGCCGTTTTGATTTTGAAACCACGTATTCCAGATACCTTTTTGATTTTTTTCTCATCTGATTCTGTAGATTTTAAAATATTGGGATAACTATTCAAAATTTCTTTTATTCTGCGGGAGGCCATACCTCTCCCAAATATATTAGTAGCAGCCATTAATGTTGGTAAATCACAAGTCTTTACTTTAGACTGCAGCGAGGTATAAACTTTTTTAGCCATTTTCTCTTTGAAACCTTCTACCTCTAGAAAATCGTCTTCTTTCATTTTTAAGATTTCTGGGATTGTGGTGAACCCCGCGTCCATCAAGCGTTTAATATTCCCACGCCCCAAACCAACAACATCGAGTTTTTTGAAGAAATTTTCTAAATTTTTCAAAATAACTGTATCATTTGTTTCCATGTTTTTTAAGATGGCGTCCACATGGGATTCATTCCATGACCATTCTTGAGGAGGCATTTTAGCTTCATGCGAAGGTTGAATCACCTTCAAAATCTTTGGTATAACGTCACCACTTCTAACCATTTGTACCAGCGAACCGATGCCTATTTTATTATCTTGGATAAATTTAGCATTATATGCTGTAGCGAATTCTATATCCACGCCTTTCAACCGAATAGGCTCAATTTGAATTACTGGTTTCAGAAGACCGTCTTTACTAGGCGACCAAATTACATCAATCACTTTTGCTTCCGCCACTTGATCCGATAGAACCATTTTAAAAGCAAACGCATGGTCTGGGTTTTTATTAACTCGTGAATAAACCTTATCGTTTGAAATAACAATTCCATCATATTCATATTCTCCCGTTTCCCTCCAATCCACCAAAATTTCACTTAATTTTTCATTGCTCACCTTTTTCGCAGTAATATTAAGAACTGGTAATACATTATTTGTTTTCAACCATTTCATCTGAGCACTCGGCTTAACATCTGGTTCAATGACTTCGTATGCGACAAAATCAATATCGTTCCATTTTTTTGGTTCTTTTTTTTTGGAATTAACGATTCCAGCTACAAAATTACGAGGATTTTTATACTTCCCCTCGCCCGTTCCCTCGTATTTTTTTTCAAAAGTTTTGCGTTTAATAATCAGTTCCCCGCGAATAGCATTGACCTTCTTATCTTTAATATCTGGGAGCTGTAAATACGGGATTAAATGTGATATATCCATACCCTTTGTAGCTTCACCTCGCGTGTAGAGTTTTTGTATATTATTTTCGTCTTGTACAAATAATGCGGAAATACCGTCTAATTTACCCGAAATAACATACGGGCCTTTATATTTTTTTATCCATTTTGAAAGAGCTTTGGTGTCGGGTTTGATTTTATTTTGAGACCACATTTGATAAGGCAGAGCCACTTTATCTTTATTTATTGGAGCACCAACCAATTGTATTGTTGTATTATCAGGATATACTCTTTCAATGTATTCCTTTAAAATATCATAAGTATTATCATCTAGAAGTGGTTTTTTATTATAGTATGAGTCATTCGCATATACTATCATTTCAGACAAATCATCTTCTGTTAATCGTTTTAAAATAGTGATTCCTTTTTTTCCAAAATCAGATAATCTTTCTTTTGTGATATTATTGTTTTTCCTTTTTTTCTTTAATGTTAGTTTTCTTTTCTTTAATTTAATTTTTTTATTTACTTTGGGCGCAGGAACAGCATCGGGTTCAGGAACAGTTGTAGTTTCGCCAACTAGTTCAAGTGCTTTACTACTGAGACGTTCTGTTGGTGATTTATAAACCATACCTAAAAACTGAAATACTGATTGTTCTGAAGGAAATTTAGTAGTCACAATTGGACCCTTTTGCATTTTTTTCTTTCCTTCTACCTTTACTAAATTATAAAGCCCATGTTCGTTCATGGTATATCCCATATCAACGGCTCTCTGCCGCATTACAACATTAAACGCCTTACTGCCTGTAAAATACAAAGTAGCGAAAGGAAATTCAACAGGACTTGAATACATAAAATCCAACCTACGAGCAGGGGTATCTCCGATTTTTCCCACAGCCATGCTTTTCTTTGAACCCTTCGATAATATATCAACCAAAATACCATCTGACTCTAAAGCCTCAATGAATTCTTTGAATACTTTTGAATTATTTTCGCTGTTGGTAACAATCATATCAATGTCCCCTGATGTTTTAGCACCTCTTAAATAAGAACCGACGATTTTAAATGTTGAGTTTTTTTTGTTTTTTAATTTATCAAATATTTTTGTAAGAGCTTTTTCATACTCTACTATCTCGGCTCTGGGAATTCTTTTCAACACGTCTTCATAATGTTTTAATCCCTTTTTCTGAACTGCATTAAGCAAATGTTGTGATGTTCTCAACTCTTCAATAGTGGTAATACCATGGTCTTCGACTAATTTTTTAGCATTTTTATAACCTATACCATGAACTCCTACCAATGTGAATATTGGGTTTTCTTTAGCGCGTTCAAGCACTTTTAATGTTCCAGTTTTCAAATATTCTTCAAATTTATCCATTATTGTTGAACCAATTGCTTTTTTACCCTTCAATTGTGAAACACTGGTAATATCTTCAGTCAAAAGCATGATTGTCTCTGATGCTTTTTGATAAGCACGAGCGCGAAATGGTTCTTTTTTCATAATCATTAATTTTTCTAGTCTATCCAGAAGATTAATTAAATCTTCATTTAAAGATTTTTTTTTTTTGATTTTTAATTTACGTCTTTTTCTTAAAATCATTGTTTTTGTATGTTTTGGTATTAATGCTGATTTCTTTTTAGATTTTTTTGGTTCAATTTTATTTGGTTCTTTGATTTTTAATTTTTTTTTCCTTTTTTTTAAAGTGACATATTTGGTTTTTTTACAATATCCATATGTTTTCAAAGTGCGTCTTTTATTTGTTTTAATCAATGAAGTCGCGCAAATATCCCCTTTATCCGTTTTCACACATTTATTATGGGTTTCCCATTTATAAGTAAAAGGAAATAAACATTTTCCTGTTTTTACCTTTTTATTTTTTTCTATCTTGCCCTTATTGTTTTTCACTATTCCAAACATATATATATATAAGCGTTTAAAAAAAGCTTTACCAAAAACGGTAGACTAAGCTTTTAAAAAAAGCTTTACCAAAAACGTTTTTGGTAAAGCTTTTTTAAAGCTTATTTTTTAAAATAATTGTTTATAAATTTTTTATTTACAATTT